ACCTTGCTGTAGCTTCTCTATGAAGATCTCTTTAGCATCCTGAATGGTTTTATATAGGGACACAACCTTCTCAAAAGTCTTAGCATTATCATCAAGGAAATTCTCTCCATCATATAGTTTCTTTAACTTTGCTGCCTTTGTCTTTGATTGCTTCACAGAATCTGCTGCTTTCTTACACTCCTGACTGAAATATTTTCTGAAATCTGACGTAAAATTAATACCAACCTTCTTACCTACTCTCACATACTTATTAAAGTATTGCTTTAACTTTGGTCCAACTGTAAGTGCATCCTTTGATGCAATCTGATCTCTTATTGCATCCAAGAACTCAGATGTATCACGAATAGTAGTAGCACTATTAGTTTTAAGTACCTTTAATTTTTGTTTTTCTGATTCTGTTAAGATCATATTAGTACCAAGAGTATCCAACTCAGCACTAATAACAAATACATCCCTATGTTTTTTCAACTTACTAATATCATATCCAAAGCTAGCATTCATAGTATCAATAGTATTACCTTTATAAGAAGTATGGAATACAACTCCTATCTTAGCATTGTTTGCGGTATCAAAATCTTCAGAGCTTTGTGGGATAGAATACATGATTGTATTTGGTTTAAACGTAAGTGATCTTTCATTATCAATCATTCTAATTCTTTTATCATCTGTAAACAAAAGATCTCCTTGTGCAACACCAGTAATACCAAGTGAAGGTAGGTACTTTAGAGCTGCCTTAAGTTTCTTAACTAATCCTGGAGCATGTCCATGATTATTAACGATATCAACATCTGAAAAATTAATCTTTGCATCCTTATTAAAAACAGACTTGGTTCCAACAAAGAATTGATCAGTACCAGGATAAATCCCACAGAATATAGCAGGAGCACCATCCCACTTAGTAGTTATCTTAAAGTTCTTACTTCCCTTAGCACTAAAAGTTTTTAAGAGTGCATCTAAAAAAAGAAAAGCATCCTTAACACCTTGTTTTCCATCCAACAAAATACTATCTTCTAAGTGTTCTAGGTGAGTGTTCTTAGCCATTAATGTACCTTCGCAAAAGGACCATATCTTGGACCAGCTTTAGAAGCAAGATACACCATATCAGTACAAAATTCATCTAACTGATCACCAGCCTTACTATCAGTTCGTTTGCCTTGTAACTTCATTACCTCATACAACCATTTAATCTGCATCAATTTAGAATTGGCTACCCAATACTGAGTACCAAATACTAATAATATATTATCATAACATTCATCTTCTGTTAATTTCTTACCACTCTCCTTATGTACTTGAACTCCCTTATCTATTAAGAACTTAATGTAACCTTTGTATTCATCAGCCTTTGCTTCAAAAGTAGCAGCATCCTTAGGATATGCAGAATTACTTTTCACAAAATTTCTTTCGTATAGATCAAGAAGATTCTCAACATACTCCACTGTTGCTTTACCCATACGAGCAGCTCTATTGTTTGTCTGCGTAGGTTCATACTTTAAATTATCTAACTTACTACTTGAGTTTGCTTTGACCTGAAAATCATACTCATCTTTACCATCTTCAACCAACAATCTAGTGTCCTGTGAAGCAAAAGTTATCTGTCCATCAGCGAGTACCTTATGATTCATAAAACATTGTGATTGTTTATACTTCATAAATTTAGATCCAATACTTTCAAAGAACTCATCATTGTGATTATATGGTGTCCATATTGCTTTTTTAGCAGTTACCTTTTTCAAAGATATTCCCACCAACTCCTCACTCTTAAACCAATCTCTAAAGATTTCATTCATCTGATCTAATTTAGCACTGACTCTCCATCTACCCTTAGATGCTCCACCATCTCTAGGAGCTTTCATAGCATCTTTAAGATATGTTTTCTTCTGAGCTTCATTCTGAATCAACCATATGTCAGCAGGGTTCCAATTATCTTTTGATGAAATACCAAATTCACTTCTAATAAATTTAGTAATCCAATCCATGAAACCACCTTCACGATTGAACTGAGTATATTCTCTGTTATTAAGATTAAGTAGAATTTCCTTATTCTGTGCAGCAAAGTTATGGATCCAATCATCATCAACATCATCAACATCTCCAATTCTTTTAAAGATCTTTCTCAGACCAAGCATTACTTTATCATTCTTTCTTATCTTAGCTGATGTATCAAGTTCAACACCACGTTTCATTGACATCTTAATAACATAAGCAGAACAAAGTTCTTGAATCCTTGTCATAGTTGATTCACTTACTTTAGCACCAGTTGAAGTAACCACTTTACCTGTTTTCACAAACTTAACCTTCTGAACCCAATGACCTGGATCCCTTTTTTGTACTCCATTAACAACTTGGGTTTGATTCTTCTTTGGTATACCATCTGTTAGAGGAAGATTGAATCCTATTGTTACCTCACCTTGTCCATCACCCTTAGTGTTAGTTTTAATTCTATTAGCAAGTCTCTTTCTATTAATAACTCTGTATCTAATTAATATATCATCAAGAGCAGCTTGAGAACATTTAACTACTATCTGTGCTGGTGCTTTATCAATATCTTTTACTTGTGCTCTTGATGGCCACTTATATTTTGTCCCTACTGTATTTGAATGGGTTGATTCCTGCCAATACTTTGCGTTACTATTATCTATCCCAGTACCATACCTAGGACTAGCAACATATTTAAACAAAAGATCCATCTCATTACGAACACCAGAATCACCAATCTGATCTATGAGATCTGTTTTTATATTCAACGACTGAAGTGCCATTAAAAAAGAGGGTATTATCCCTCTTATTTATTCTTCAAATGTTGTAAGTTCTAAGTACTTCTCATACAATTCACCCATTTTAGGTTCAGTTGCACGAGACTTCCACATCTGTCTAAGGATGAGTTTGAAATCATCCATTGGTACTACCACAGACAGATTACCATGTGTATATGGTAGTGAAGTAGCACACATGTGAGGAACTTTATCAGTCATCTATCACCTATCCTACGATGTTCAGATTTCTCCACGTCAAATGAACCACTGGGATAACGCTTCTCTAGTTTAGAAACATTACGTCTAATAACATCATTAATATCTACGTCTAATGCCATACATGCTTGCATCACATACCACATAGTATCACCCAACTCAATAATAAGATGCTCTCTATTGTCGTCATTCCAAGGTTTACCTTGAAACACCATCTTCTTAACAATCTCAAGAAACTCACCAGACTCAGCAGCAAGCCCAATGCCAGCAGTGGCAAGACGTTCAATATTTGCACCCTCTCTGTCAAGTTCACCCAGACGGTCAGCAAGAGCGACAAAATCCTTAGAACAATCGCTTGTGACAGCATCCACGAAATGAGAGTACTTATCAAAATCTACAGTCATAATAAAACATTCCTAGATTACAATTATACAACACAATATGTATTGTGTCAACCATATATATTTTCTTTTAAGAATTCGTATGGTGTTTGTAGGGTTTCAATATACTTTACAACCCTATTCCTATGTTCAATCCACCCTTTAATGTCTGCACTTGGATAAGGATGATTACTATACTCATAGTTACTAAGAGGTTTGTACCCCATACCTGCCATAATATACAACCAACCACGCATTACAGGATCCCACCTCTGATAATTTACTTGAGAGTAAGCAGCTGCTTCAAAGTAATCTCCAAATGACTGATAAGAAGCAGACATATTAATACGTCCAAGTTTATCATAACCAGTAGGGTATAAATATGATCTCTCTTGAGTATTATATTTCCAGTAAGGAGTATCATCCCTAGATGATAGACCAAAATGTGCTGCAACAAAAGCCATAAACCCATTCATCTCATGAGCAGCAGATACATTATAACCATCAATATCAAACCTATTAACAGAATAATTTCTACCCTTTATTAAGTCAGCTATCCTAAGAATATTACTATACGCTGAGAGCAATCCATTAGATTCTAAAGGTTCAATAAAACCATACGATAAACCTATACCAACTACATTTTTTATCCATGCTTTAGTATGAGTTCCATTCTTCATTCTAATACTTCTAAATTCTGCTTGCTCTGCTCTATCTTTACCAGATTTTTTAGTTAAAAATTCTCTAAACTCCTTTTCTGCTGTATCATCATCAACAAAATCACTGGAATATACATACCCAGTTCCAATATGATTCCATAATTCTATGTACCATGACCACCCATTAGGCATACCAGTACAATCTGTAGTAATGGTCATCTCATTAGGTTTATCAATGAAAGGAATGTGTGTTGCGAGTGCTCTATCATTAGATAACCAAGGTTTAAATGATACATACTCTGCTCCCATAGATTCCCCTAAAAGGAGTGACTTAAACCCTGTGCAATCAATGTAAAGATCAGCACTATATTCACCCTCTTTACCAACAAGAGAAGTTATAAAACCAGCATCATCCTTTTTAACCTCAACAATATCATCATAGTAATGATTTAAACCATTTGGTATAGCTACATTGTCTTTTAAATACTTACCAAACTTACTTGCATCAAGCTGATAAGCTGTATCATATTTAAAATCAAAATAAGGAACTTTATTCCTTTCATTCTTTGTTAATCTATTATAAGAACAAAGGAAAGTATTCTCACAATGAAACTCAGAAAAAGATTCTGGTGGTAGATTGTATTTTGCTGCAAGATAAGACCAAGGTTTCAGATCACCTTTACCATACTGATTATTCCCAAATGGATATTCAAATTTAGTATCAACATCACGAAAATCAATAAAAGTAAGTCCATTCTTATATGTTGCATTACAATGAGGCATCCAATCCTCATCTTTAAGATCTAGTACAGATAAAAACTCATTAAATTTATCAGCGATTGTTGATTCTCCAACACCTACTGTAGGTATTGTTTTTGATTCAACCAGTGAAATTTTAATGTCATCACCATCAAAAAATTTACATAGTCCAGCAGCAGTCATCCACCCTGATGATCCACCACCAACAATAAGAACACTCTTGATCTTCATACGTTCCACTCAGCAAATTTGGATAATCTATTTTTAGTCTCGGTAAACTGAGGCATCTCTTCTTCTTCTACATCCATTACAGATGTACTATCAGCAACATCAAACAATCTCATCTTAGATCTATCAATACCTATCATAAACTTTTTGTTACTGGTAGGATCATTGTATCTATTCTTCAACTGTTTAATCATTATACGTCCTTGGGATTCCAACTCCTCAGTAGAAATGAGAGCGAACATAAGGTCAGCAGTAGCAGGGAGTCCGAAAGACTCTGACGTGTCAGTAAGGTCAGGATCACTAGACCCGAAGCCAGCACGAGTAGTTTGAGTAGCACTGACAATTGGTACGTTATGTTCCACAGCAAGTCCACGAAGCTCCTCCGCAATCGCTTTAACATACGTATAAGAATTGACAATCGCACCCTTGTATCTCGCACTCGCACAAATGTTTAGATAATCTATGAATATTATATCAGGTTTGAAATCTTTTTTCAAGGATAAATCTGATAAAAGTGCCTTGAAATGACCCACATGTGCAGATGCTGTAGGGTACTCTTTTATGATGAGTTTGCCTTGTGTCTTTCTGGCAATCTCATTGACCTTGCTATTGTATAGAACCTCTGGTAACTCTGCTATATCTCTGATGTTTACGTTGAGAAGATTTGCATCAATTCGTTCAGCAATTTTCTCCTCTGCCATTTCACATGTAATGTATAGTACGTTCCGTCC